TTCGCGCATGAGCTAGGCCATATCGTTCGGCTAAAGCAGGGCCGCAGTTACAAATTATTGCCGCCTGGCGAAACGATAGATGTTTAGCTACAAGATTGAACCAGACGCCCACAGAGCGCCTAAGCGCCTCTCATGGCTATAACGTATCGAAAAAATCCCGCCCGCGCCGTCTGCCCCGTTTATAAACGGTTATGGCGTGGGTTTCTTCGTAATGGGACAGGGCTATGGATCAAAATGAAAGTGATTTATTAAAAACAGCGATGATCGATATTGAGTTGCTTAAAGTTCAGGTCGCCGCCTTGCAGGAATTAATCATTGCTTTGGCAATTGCCTTGACTGAAAAACCTGAGGCGACTCTGGAGGAAACTTCTGATTTGATGGAGGTAGTCCGTCTGCTAACGCGTTGGCGCACAAATGAAGATGTGGCCGGCGGCATGAATTACGTTATCGACACGCTTAAAGCGTTGAGCCATTCTTCTCCGCTTTTAGCCCTTGCAAGCTACGCGTTGCTAGTTCAACAAGCAGGGGATTCTCGTTTATCAGCCTTGCGCACTTGGCTAGCCCAAGCGACACCTGACGAGCTTCAGCAAGATTTGCTGCAAGCCTTTCGGCGATTATTGGACGAATTTCACGATTCAAAATAGCTGCCTGGCGGCGTCGATGAAAACCCGGATGATTTGATGGGGCGTCGCTATCTGGAGGCGTTGGTCGCCGTTGCCGAATCCGGCGCAACCGATCCGCTAAACGCGCTCCGTGTTTTTGGCCCAGTGCGGAAAATACATTAGTTGCTTCATCTGATTTGTTCATAACGCCTCCAGTTAAATTAACCTACTGCATCACGTAAATATACCTCGATCAACCTATTCATTCCCCCTTCACTTCGTCATAAACTGTTTCTCCATCAGCTCCAGTTGATGCCTCAAACCGATGATCTCACGCCTAAGCGCAAGTGCATTCCAAATCACAATACCAATGCTATCAACAGGAAAGTGAACATGTTTTTCCGATCCATTCGAGCATTTGGAAAATTGATCAATTATTTCGTCAACTGAATCTCTTTCTAAAGTCATAAAATCCGCGTGCCTTTATGGTTGTCGGCAATTGTTTACAATAATTTCTAATCGACGTGTTTCTTCTTTGTATAATCGCAGCGCTATATCAAGTTCATGTTTGAGCGCTTGGTTTCTCTGGTAATCATACCAGGCTATTTGAGCGGCAAATAGGCAGGGAATAATGATCAGGAGGCAGGCATACATTTTCCCATTCATCGCATTAACCCACCGCATCCCGCAAATACGCTGCGATGATCTTCAAAATCTCATCCTCGTCATCCGCCGAAATGCCGATAAACGGCCGCGCCGGGATGTCGCCCCACAAATGCGGGAACTCCGCCTTGGTGCCGCCGAACTGCTGCATGGCCGCATATTCCATCGTGCTGCCGACCGCCAGCGTATCGTTGCCGAGGAGCCGCGCCTCGATCTGCTCGCTTAGGCTGCCGTGATGGATTAACGGATCGTTTCGGCCTTTACGCTCGATTGTAACCGGGCTGTTATCGTCCCAGCGCGTGCCGTCCGGCCCGGACTTTGTCTCGAATCGGTGCAGGGTCGATTCGGCCAAGTGCTCGCCGATCTCGGACAATGCCTCAGTCATATTGCCGGACGCGGCCAACAACCCTTGCAGCGCCCTGCGAATCTCCTGGTCATCAAATTCGACATGAACCATGCGGTTTCCCCTATAATGTTTTCGCCACTGTACACCTCTCGCTAAAAACCCCCATTCCGAACGCCTTCGGATTATTCGCTCCATTTCCTGTCGGTAAACTGGCCGACATGAAAACGCAAACGCAACCTCCTATCGAAATCTTCAAACCCGGCCGCCACGTCGCGATGAGCGGCGCTGCGTTCGATTTTTCAGAGTCCGATTTGGCGGCGACTGTCGCCGCGTACGATCCCGCACTGCATGAGGCGCCACTGGTAGTCGGTCACCCGAAAACGGATGATCCGGCGTACGGCTGGGCGCAATCGATTGCCTTGGCCGAAGGCAATACGCTGGTAGCCACGCCGCACGATGTCGATCCGGCCTTCGCCGAGCTGGTCAACAGCCGACGCTTCAGCAAGATTTCCGCCTCATTCTATCCGCCCGACAGTCCGGCCAATCCAGTGCCGGGCGTGTATTACCTCCGCCATATCGGATTTTTGGGGGCGCAGCCGCCGGCCATCAAAGGTCTGAAAACGCCGTCGTTTGCCGATGCCGATAACGATTTTATTACGCTCGAATTTTCCGAAATCGAACCAACTCACAAGGAAATTCCATCAATGACTCCCGAAGAAATCGCCGCCAAACAGGCGGAACTGGACCAGCGCGAAGCCGAATTGAAGGCGCAGGCCACAGCCAATGCGCAAAAAGAAGCCGCCTTCGCCGAGCGCGAAGGCAAACTCAAAGCCGCCGAAGACCAAGCCAAAATCGACGAAATCAACCAGTTCGTCGATGGCTTGGTGAAAGACGGCAAAGTGCTGCCGAAAGATCAGGGCAACCTGGTTGCGTTTATGGCCGCCGAGAATCCGGGGGATACGATAGATTTTGCCGAAGACGGCGCGGTCGTCAAAAAGACCGGTGCGGACTGGCTGCGCGGATTTCTGGCGGCGCTGCCCAAACAGGTCGAGTTTTCCGAGATCGATAAGGGCGGCGACCCCGGCCAAGCCTCATTGAGCGATGCCGATGTCGCGCGCCGAGCACGCGAATACAAGGCCCGCATGGATAAAGTGGGCGAGAACATCAGTTTCGCCGAGGCCGTGGATGCGGTCCGCGCGGACAAAGACGGAGCGCAAGCATGAGAAACGAAGGCTTGATCAAAAACTTTACCGCCCAGGGCGCGATCCCGGCCTACCGCATCGCCAAGTTCGGCTCCGCCGACGGCACCGTGGTCGCGGCCGCCGCCGTCTCCGATCTGTTGATGGGCGTGTGCGCACGGGTGCCGGCGGACGCCTCCGGCGACCGCGTGGACATCGTGCTGAGCGGCATCGCCGAGGTCGAGTACGGCGGCAACGTGACCCGCGGCGCCAAATTGACCGCCGACGCCAGCGGCAAGGCCGTGGCAGCGGCGCCGGCGGCCGGCACCAACAACTACATTATCGGTACTGCAATGGTCTCCGGCGTGTCCGGCGACATCGGCTCGGTGCTGATCATTCCATCCGTAATGCAGGGCTAAACCATGACCACTACTGCACCATTCACCATTCAGCCGCGCCTGACCCAGATCGCAATGGCGGTCAAGCCGGAAGGCATGATCGCCGATCTGGTTTGCCCGCGCATCCCGGTCGAAAGCGAGAAATTCATTTATTCCAAATTGATTTCGTCCGATCTGTTTTCGATTCCGGAAACCGAAATCGGCCGTAAATCGCTTGCGAACGAAGTCGAGTTCGGCGCGACCGATATTACCGATTCGATCCTCGATTATGCCTTGGACGATTTCGTCCCGTACCGCGACACACAAACCGCACAAGCGGCCGGTGCGAATATCGATCCTCAGTCGGTGGCGACCGAGGGCGTGGCGCTGCTGCTCGATTTGTCCCGCGAAAAACGCGTTTCCGATCTGTATTTCACGCTCAATAACTTCGATTCCACGCTGCGCACGACACTGTCAGGCACTTCGCAATGGAGCGATTACACCAACTCCGATCCGTACACAGCGATCATGGCCATATTCGATTTGATGCTGGTGCGGCCGAATATTGGTATTTTTGGCCGGGCCACATGGGTCAAGTTGCGCAGCCACCCGAAAATCATCGCCGCCGTGCTCAACGCCAGCGGTGGTCAAGGCGGCCTGACCGCGACCGGTGTCGCCAGTAAACAGGCGGTAGCCGATCTGCTGGAACTGGATGCGATCTATGTTGGCGAGAGTTTTTACAACTCCGCCAAAAAAGGTCAAACCGCCAGCTATGCGCGGTTGTGGGGCAAGCATGCCTCATTCCTGCGCATCGACCGCAACGTGCGCACCGTGCGCGGCATGGCGATGCCGACGTTTGCATTTACCGCGCAGTGGCAAAACCGATTTGCCGGCACAATTAGCGACCCGAAACGCGGCATACGCGGAGGCACCACGGTACGTGTCGGCGAGCAGGTGAAAGAGCTGATCTCGTTTACCGAGGCCGGCTGCCACTTCCACGACGCTGTCGCTTAAGGGAGCAAAATGGCTGCGACGACCTACATCGTAAAAGACACAGTCGATATCGACGGCAAACGCTATGCGGCCGGCGATAAGCCCAAGCTCGAATTGCAGCCGGAACAAGAGGTGCGGCTGGTCGAACTGGGCGTGATCGAATTGCCGCCGAAAAAAAAAACCGAGCCGAAGGATAACGGCGACGGCGGCGCCCAAACCGGCGACAAGTAACCGATGAGCTACTGCACACGGGATGATTTGATCACCGCATTCGGCGAGACGGAATTGATCCAGCTCACCGACCGCAATAATACCGGCGTGATCGACACAACGGTATTGTCGGCCGCACTGGCCAAGGCCGATGCGGAAATCAATCAGCGCCTGCGCGTGAAGGGTTGGCTATTACCGCTGGCATTGGCCAGCGATGACCTGAAAAATCTGGCCAAGGATATGAGCCGGTTTCACCTGCACGACGACATCATTCCTGACCCGGTGCAGAAAGCCTACGACCGCGCACTCAAAGTCCTGGACGATTACGTCAAGGGGATGGTGCTTTTCGATATCGGAAACCCGACATCGAGCGCATCGGCCGGCGATGTGGATTTTACCGAGCGCGATCGAATTTTCTCTGAGCAGACGCTGGCGGGATTTTAACGGTGAGCACGCTACGCGCCCTGGTCGAGGCCCGCATCGCGGCCCAAGTGACCGACTTCAAGGAGGTCGCAGGAGCGGCGGGGCTGACCAACATTCTTGCCGGGCGCATCGCCGCCCCCGGTTGTTATGTGTTTCAGGAAGGCTCGACCGCCAGCGCAAACAAATTAGGCAATGCCGTGTCGCAGCGCGAGGCGATTCAGCTTGGCGTGGTGATTACGGTCAGGAACGTGCAGGACGGCCGCGGCGGCGATGCCGACGATGCCAGCCAGGCGCTGCGCGATCTGGTTAAAACCGCGTTGCTCGGCTGGGAGCCGGCCGGCTATGAAATGATCGAGAAGGTCGATCACAAGCTGATCTCGTTCGCGAACGGCTTTTTCATCACCAAGGACAGCTACCGCACCGCGCATCATATTCGCTCGATTTGAGGACATAGACATGCAAGACCCATACGCCGGACACGCCGGAACATTCGTCGTCGACCCTGATAAGGGTGTGCGCGTGCCGATCGAACAATGGCAAGCTGAGCAGGACGCGAAAGCGCAGGCTACGGCGGCCAAACCCCAAAAACCAGAGCCCGAAGAACAGCCGGAGGCTAAATAATGTTTGCAACCCGCAAAACCGCGATCCTCGTCAAACTGGAGGCGATGTATGGCAGCGATGCCACGCCGACTGCCGCCGAGGCTATTTTATGTAGCGCTCCGGAAATTCAACCCTTGGAAGGCAACCAGGTCGAGCGCGACTTTGTGCGTCCGTGGTTTGGTTCATCCGGGCAAATTCGCGTTGAAAATTACGCGATGGTCAGCTTTGAAAGCGAAATTGCGGGTTCAGGAGCGGCGGCCACGGCTCCAGCCTGGGGCTCACTGCTGAAGGCGTGCAACTTTAGCGAGACGATCACCGCCGCGGCGATTACAGGCACCGCCCAAGCCGGGGGCAGCACGACAACGATCAAACTGGCGGCCGGCGCATCGTCCGTGGATGATTTTTACACCGGTATGACGGTCGGCCTGACCGCCGGCACCGGCAACGGTCAAGCGGGCGAGATCGTCAGTTACAACGGCACGAGCAAAATCGCCACGATTGCAACAGCCTGGGCCGTCGTCCCGGATGCGACCAGCGGCTATAGCATCGGCGCCAATGTGATTTACACGCCCAACAGCGGCTTCGGTATCGCAACGGCCAATACCTCGGCCACGATCTATTTTGCCCGCGACGGCGTGCGCCATATTTTGCTCGGCGCGCGCGGCACGGTGTCGCTCGATTTGTCATCCAAGCAAATCCCTAAATTCAAGTGGACGTTTACCGGCTTGCTCGGCACCATCAGCGATACAGCGCTGCCGTCGGTCAACTATGCGGGTTTTCAAACGCCGGTCGCGGTATCGACCGCTAACACGACCGATCTTAACCTGCTCGGTTTTTCCGGCGCGGTGATGCAATCGCTGACGTTCGATTTTTCCAACACCGTGATCCACAGGCAGCTGGTCGGCGCGGAATCGGTATTGATTACCGATCGCAAACCGGTCGGCAACGTGTCGATCGAGGCGACATCGGTCGCGGCCAAGGATTGGTGGACTACCGCCAAAAATGCCAGCTACGGCGTATTTGGCGTCAAGCATGGTCAATCCGCCGGCAATATCGTCGGTATTACCGGCCGCAATGTGCAATTGACGCAGCCGAAATACTCCGATTCGGACGGTGTGGTGATGATGGACGCGGGGCTGTCGTTTACGCCGTATGGCGCCGCCGGCAACGACGAAATCCGCATTTGCAGTAAATAATCTCCCTCTATCCCCTTTTTCCAAAGGGGATGATTAGGCCGGGCACCGCGCCCGGCCTCCACTGAAAAGCCCTATTCCGAACGCTTTCGGATTATCCCGTTTTATCCCGCCCGCTACACTGTCCCGGACTCTCAACACACAGTGCAGGCGCATATGTTCAAACTCGACGTTTCTCCAACCTACGAATGGCCGGTCAAATTTACCCTGATCGACGCCAAGGGTCGCAAGCAAGGCCACACCATCACGTTGATTTTCAGGCGCATCGAGCGCGAGGAAATGATCGACATGAATATTGCCGATGAAAGCGTCAGCCAGCGCACCGGCGCCGAGGTCATCGAGGCCGATCTGGATTATCTGCTGACCTTTGTCGACGGCTGGAAGGATGTCGAAATCGGCGGCGATAGTACATTCAATCGCGACAATCTGCGCAAACTGCTGAACGGCGTGCCCTCGATTCATCGCATGATTTCCGAGGCGTTTATCGAGTCGGCAAACGGCGGGTATCAAAGAAAAAACTAATCGAGGCCGCCGAGCACTGGGCGCGCGGCGGCAAGGATAACGGCGAGCAATTGGCAGAGGATGCTGCGATGCTGGGCATCCAGTTGCCCGATCAGGACGAGGAAGATCCCGATTTCGGGGTCGATCCCGACAACTGGGATGCGGTCACCGTATTCTACCGATGCACCACGCAATGGCGGCACGGCCCGATGGGCGGCGTGTTCGGGCTGGATTATCCAGGCGTTCAGATCGTGCTCGACCGAACACAGCCGAAAAAGAAGCACAACGGGATTTTTACGGCATTACAACTCATGGAGCAGGCGGCGATGGCAGTGATGAACAGCAAATCGAAATAGGCTATGGCAGACGATATCGTTTTAGGCGTTAAGATCAAGATCAATGGTCGTGACCTGAGCGGAGAGGTTCGCTTGCTGGCCGACGATATGAATCGTCTATCGGACGCGACTCGCAACCAGGGCGATTCGGCGCGCGGCAGTGCCTCCGGCAATCAACAGCTTCGAAACTCCCTCCGCGATACCAGCTCAGAAGCGCGTAATACTAACCAATCGATCAACCAAATGGCGCGCAATACGCTCGACCTGAATGGCGCTTTGCGTGGGTTGGTATCCGGTTTATCCGCCATAGCCTTGTACCAAACTGGTAAGCAATTGGTAGAAACGGCCGACTCGATGAAATTGCTTGAGGGCCGCATCAAAGTGGCAACCAGCAGCGCGCGGGATTTTGCAACCTCATATCAAGAGCTGGTCAACATCAGCTTACGTACTCATACGTCATTCGACGCGAATGCCACGTTGTTTTCCCGCGTCAACAAGGCAATGGAAACGATGGGGGGATCGGCCAGCGCTACGACGGCGTTGACCGAGACAATGGCGCAAGCACTACGGATTTCAGGGGCTAGCGCGGGCGAGTTATCCTCTGTTGTGCGGCAAACATCGCAAGCTCTGGCGTCTGGCGTATTGCGCGGCGACGAGTTTAACTCCATTATGGAGAACGGCTCGCGCTTGGCGTATGCGCTCGCTGCCGGGCTGAACGTCAACGTGGGCGAATTACGCAAAATGGCCGAAAACGGCGAGTTAACCGCTGGCCGCTTTATTCAGGCCGTCATGAGCCAATCGCAGGTGATCGACGGGGAATACAAGCGACTGCCGATGACAGTCGGAGCGGCATTGCAAGATGTCCGCACGCAATTCGAGCAATACATTCATTCCGTTGATTCGAGTTCGTCGGCGACTCATGGTCTAGCCAATGCGTTTCAGGCATTGGCTACGAATTTGCATCCAGTGCTGGATAGTGTCGTTACACTCGGCAAGGTTGCGTTGGCTGTTTTTGCTGGGCAATTGGTCGGTGCGATCGGGCAGTATGTGGCGGCAAAACTAACGGCCATCGAAATAGAGCGCGCCCATGCGGCTGCGATTACGATGGACCTGGAGCGAACCGTGCAGTTATCTGCGGCAACGCTGGCCAATGCCGAGGCCAACACTGCCGCCGTCGCCGCGGCGTTGGCTGCGACAAATGCCGAAATCGCGCAGACACAGGCCAAAATTGCCGCCAGCGTTACCATCAGTCGGCATATCCTGCTGACCGAGCAACTGAACGTGCTTATGGCGCAACAGACCGCGCAGGCTGCGGCGCTGGGCAGTGCGCAAGCGGCACTGGCGACCGCGCAAGAGTCGGCGGCGGCAGCGCAAGGGGCGGCGAATGCCACGTTGCTTGGATCGATCAAGGCGCTGCTATCGCCGATGAATGTGTTGAACGCCGGCATTGCCGTTTTTGCGGGTTGGCAGTTTGCCAGCCTGCTCGATCAGTTCGAGTCTGTTCGTCGCGCGGCCAATGTGGTTGCAGGATCTATCTCCCACATGATCAATTTGGCGCAATATGGTTTCAGTGCGGCCGGGGCCGTTTTGTCCGGTCGGTTTGGCGATTTGTCAGCGATCAAACAGCAGCATTATCAATTACAGCAGGGTATATCGGCGTCCGTTGCCGACAGCTATTTAGGGCTTGATAAGGCTCCGCCATCTTCTCAAGGCTTGGATTCAGAATATAAAAAATTCCTAAAGGATCAGGAAGCAAAAGTCGCCGAGCTGGCTAAACAGCAGCAAGAAGCGGAATCCAAAAAAGCGCTCCTTGATACGGATATTGCGCTGCTTAAGGCGAAAGGTGATTTGCGTAAAGCGTATGAGCTGGAGGCGACGGCGATTAAAGGCTTGGATGCCGAGGGCCAAAAACGCTATGTGCAAGAAAAGCTCGAAATCGAATCGTTGAAGCAACATGGCAAAGCCAGCAATGGCGCGGCATCGGAAGCGAAAAAATTTGCAAAGGCAGAAGACAACCGCCGAGACGAAATCGCAAAAACCATCGAGCAAATCCAGTTTGAAACCTCGCTGATCGGCCTGAACGATAAAGCCCGTCAGCGCGCGGTCGAATTGACGCAGGCGCTGGCTAAGGCCAAGGGCGCCGAGATCGAGGCGATCAAATCGGCGTTGCAGGCCAAGTGGGCAGAGATCGACGCCGATACCCGCCGCACCGCGCAGCAGGAGCAATCGGTCAAGGATGCTATCGCGTTGAGGGGCTTGCAGGACGATACCAGCGAGGCGCATCGCCTTGCAATCCTTGCAAAAGAGTTGCAAATACAGGGCCTGAGCAATGACGCGATCCGCGATCGCATCGATCTGGAAAAAGAACTGGCGGCCGCTCGCAAGACTTATATGAGTCAAGAGCATGATCTTGACCCGAAAGAAATCGAAAAAAATATCACTGCGCGCAAGGCGGCTGAGAAAGAACTTGCCGGGATCATCGACAACGGCAGCCAGAAATCGGCAGACTTCATGGAGGCGGCATGGAAGAAAGCCGCAGAGAACATCCAGGACGCCTTCGCACAGATGTTCGAAAACATGCTTAACGGCGATGCGCTGGGCAGCTTCGAGGATTTTTTCGACAACATCAAGCGGTCCCTGAATAAAGTCTTTGCCCAGAACTTTGCCCAGGGCATTCAAAAGATGCTGCAAAGCGCGTTCACCTCCGGCAGTTCCGGCGGATCATCCGGCGGCATCGGGGGGTTATTCAGCGGTCTGTTCGGCGGGTCATCGAGCGGCGGCGGCATTGGCAATTGGTTCAGCAGTCTGTTTGGTGGCTCTTCCGGCGGCAACTATTTCAAGGGCAACGGGCCTTTGATGTCATATCAAAACCCGGCCAGCGGCGGCCTTTTCAGTCAGTTCTTCAGCTCCGGTTCGGGCGGCGGTTTCAGTTTCAGCAGCGCGGGCGGCGGCGGTTCCGGCTGGGCAGCCATGGGTTCGTTGGCGAAGCTGATTCCGGGCGCGGGTGACTTTAAGATGAGCGGGCCGGGGCGCAACAAGTCGCTCGAAAACATGATCGGCATCGAGAACGGCATCACCGATATGGTCGGTAATGTCTTCCCGCTATTCAAGCTGATGGCGCCCCTGAAAAACGGGATAATGAACCTGGGGCATAAGCTGTTCCCTGACCGCAAACCCTCTACGACCGGTCATTTGCTCGCCCCACTGATGTCAGTCATCTTTCCAGCGATAGCCGCGCCTATCTGGGATATGTTGATGACCTTTATGATGGGCGAAAAAATCCCGCAGCCGACGGAGTGGACCAAGGGCCGCTACAGCGCTGGCAAGATGACGATCGGTAAGAGCGGCACCGAGGATGGTGGAAACAAACAGAATACGATAGATTTTACAAACTCGTTCGGCGACATGATCACCGGTCTCGGCCATCAACTGAACATGACGTTCCGAGACTTCAGCACGACGTTCTGGCACCAACTGGACAAGACCGGAACCGACCAGTTCGCGGGCTGGCTGAAAGACAAGGGCGGCAATTTCTTCACCCGGACGCCCAGTTCGGATGGCGATTTCAAAACATTGGCCAACCAGGCATCGCTGGCCGTCATCAAGCGCAATATCGCGAACCAGGACGATCTGCATTACCGCGAGGCGATCCGCGATAGCAAGTCGCTGAAGAAGTTGTCAAAAGCGATCGAGGAAATAGACGGCATCGGCTTGTCGATAGGAGAATACGGGCAGGCGCTACAGCAACTGAAAGCGATCAATGGACAGTTCGACGAGCTGGCGATATCGGCGCGCAAATACCGCTTCGCCGAGGCCGACATCGAGGCCGCGCGCCAACGCGCGATCGCCGCATTGAAAAACGACACGCTGTCCGCCTTCCGCCAATTGGCCGGCCTTGGCCCGACGCTGGGCGCGCAACTCGGCGCGCTGAACGATCAACTGATGGCGCTGGCCGCCAACGCCAAAACCCTGAAGATCGCCGAAAGCGACTTGGTCGGCCTGCGCGAAAAAGCGATCGCCGTGGCGAAAGAACAATACCTGGCGCCGCTGACCGACGTAACCAACAGCATCGCCGACCAGATCGCGCAACTGACCGGCAATTTGCCGCAGCCGGAAGACGTCGCTCCGCTCTATCAACTGCTCGCCGCCTCGACCGACCCGACCGAGCAGGCGCGCTATATCGAGCGCATCCAGCGTGCGCTGTCTCAACGCTACAACATCGAGCTCGCCGCGATCAATAAAACCGCACAGGCGGTCAACGGCCTGAAGGCATTCGTCGACGGGCTGAAATTAAGCGACCTTTCGACGCTGGACCCGGCAGCCAAGCTGCGCGAGGCGCAAGGCCAATACGGCACCACGCTGCTGAAAGCGCAGGCCGGCGACCAGGCCGCGCTGTCCGACCTGCCAAATGCGGCGCAGAGCTATCTGTCGCAGGCGCGCAGCTTTTATGCCTCGTCGCCTGAGTATGCGGCGATCTTCAGCAACGTGACCGATACGCTGGCGGGCCTCGGCGCCTCGATCGGCAGCGGTATCGACGCCAACGCTGCCGCGGCTACGGCGGCCGACCAACTGGCGGCCAGCCTGCAATCATTGAGCGACGTGGTGCGGCAGATCGTCGCCACGCAGGGCGGCGGGTTCGACCAGCAAGCCGGCGGCCTGGGCTCGGTCGCCAACAGCCCTGGGAAAAACTTTCAGGATCTGACTGAGGATCAGAAGCGGGCGAATATCGATGCGCTGTCCGACACGGCGAGCAAGGCCGAGCAGAAGGAGGTCAAGGCAGCGAACAAGCAGCTCGACAGTCAAATCAAGGCGTGGCTGTTCGGCGGCGATGCCGAGCTGGCGAAAACCAAGGCCTATCAAGAGCTGACGGCATCGATTGATGACATTAATGAGCAGATCAAGGCGACAGCGGCAAACGACCCGCAGCGCGGCAACCTGAAAGCGCAACTGGCCGGCCTGATCGCGCAGCGCAAGGCGCTCGGCAAGGTCAAATTTAAAGAGCAAGGCGGATGGACGCAAGGCCCGACGATCGTCGGCGAAAACGGCCCCGAGCTGATCAATTTTGCCCGGCCGACGCAGGTGCAAAGCAACCGGCAGACGCAAAGTATCATTGCCGGCGGCAATGACAAGTTGATCGCGGAATTGCAAAAGGCGAATGCTGAACTCGCCGCCTTGGTCAGGCTGCAAATGCAGGCGAACCAGCAGCTGCTTGAAAAGCTCGACAAGTTGGCTGGCAGCATGGGTTCGATCGAGCGCAAAACTAGGCTGAAGGCATCGGCATGATCTATCTGGCGGAACTGACGGTCTACAACCTGGCTACCTCGTCGGTCGAGACGCTGCGCTTCTCCTCCGGCGATGGCTATCTCGACGCGGCGACAGGCAACTATTACCCTCCGCGCATTGAACAGCCGGCCTTGATGCGCCGCGAGATATTTGCGGACGGCCAGATCGGCGGCGCGGCGTCGGCCAGTATCGGCGAGCTGACCCTCGTCAACAATGACGGCGAGCTGGACTATTTAACGGGCTATGCGGTCAACGGCCGGCAGTTGATCATCAAGGTCGGCGACGAATCCGCCTCCTATTCGAGTTTTGCCCCCATATTAAAAGGCTTGATGCAGCAGGCCGCGATGGAATGGGAGCGGGTTTCGATCCGCCTGCGCGATCGCTACGCCGAATTTAACAAGCCGATCCAGACGCTGACCTATGCCGGCAGCAATAGCCTGCCGAACGGCCTGGAAGGCGTGTCCGATTTGAAAGACGCGGCGAAGCCCTTGTTTTACGGCCGCGTCAACAACATCGCGCCGACGCTGATCAACAGCAGCCGCCTACTCTACCAGCTCACGACCGGGGTGCTGGCCGAGGTCGTGAACGTGTTCGACGCCGGCGCCTATCTGGGCCGCGAGGCAGACTACGCCGATCAGGCCGACATGGAAACGAACGCGCCGTCGGCCGGTTATTTCCGCGTTTGGAAAGCCGGCGGCATATTCCGGCTGGGCTCGTCGCCCGCGGGTAGCATTACCGCCACCGCCTGGGAATACAACACCGTCGAAGGTTCGACTGCCGCGCAAATCGCCTACCGGCTGGCGACCGGCCCTGGCGGCGTCAGCGCGGGGGATACCGTTGCCGCCGACTATACGGCGCTCGACGGCCAAAACGCCGGCAGCGTCGGCCTTTGGATCGAGCCCGGCATGACGATTGCCGAGGCGCTGGACCGGATAACCGCGAGCGTCGGCGCCTGGTGGGGATTCGATCAGCTCGGGCGCTTCCGACTTGCGCGCTTTGATGCGCCGTCCGGCAGTGCCGTGGCGACATTGACCGACGTCGAAATTTTGAGCATCGACACCGAAGCGGCCACGATCAACGGCGAAGCTGTGCCTGCGTGGAAAGTCACCTTGAATCACGACATCAACTATACGCCGCAAGCCGGCGGCAATGTCGCCGGCGTGGTAGCGGCCGATCGCCGCGCCTGGCTGGAAAAGCCCAACCGTCAAACCGTGGCGGAGGACGCAACAGTCAAAACCGCGCATCCGTTGGCGCAAGAAATCGTTTACGACACGCTGCTGGCCGGCGCCGGTTATGCCGGCCCGGAGGCCGCGCGGCGTCTCGATCTACTGAAATCTGTCCGGTTGACCTACAACGCCACGGTCCGCGTCGATGCGGCCCTGCTGGCGGCGCTGGACCTGGGCGCTGTCGTCTCGGTCCAGCTGAATAGGTTTGGGCTGAGTGACGGCAAGTTGCTGCGCGTGATCGGCATCGAGGGCGATTATCAGCGTAATCAACTGAATCTGAGGCTGTGGGGATGAGCAACCTGATTCTCGGCTACAACAATCTGATCGACAATGCCACGCTCTCCGGAGGCAGTTGGAACGGAGCGCTGCCGCTATCCTATGTGAAGAATCGCTATTTGTCGAAGGTCGCGCGGTCGACGAATGCGCTGGCCGCATCTACGTTGATCGATATCGACCTGGGCAGCGCCACGGCCGTGCAGGCGTTCGGCGCGATCCGCACGAACATCAGTGCGAGCGGTGCGACCTACCGCCTGCGCGGATCAAACGTCAGCAATTTTGCGAGCGGCGTGTACGATTCGGGTACGGTGTCGGCGAATGCGCAGACGCCGGACCTGATCGTCGGCCTGCCGGCATCGGTGACCGCCCGCTATTGGCGCCTTGAAATCACCGACACGGCCAACGCGGCGGGCTACGTGCAGATCGGCCGGCTGTTCATCGGCCCGGCCCTCGCGCCGGCGGACAATTACAGCAAGGGCGCCGAGCTGGGCTACCAGTCGCGCACCGGCGTGCAGCAATCGCTCGGCGGCGTCGACCACTTCGACATCCGCGCCGGCCGCCGGCTGTTTGCGTTTGCGCTCGACTGGCTGACCGAGGCCGAGGCGCATGATCAGGCGCTGGAGTTGCAGCGACTCTGCGATATTCACGGCGAGGTGCTGCTGATCCGCGATCCGGCCGACACGACCTACAACCAGCAGCGGCATTTCCTCGGCAGGCTGCAACAATTGTCGCCGCTCAAAAATCCGTACCTGACAATTCATCAGGCAGGATTTGAGGTGCTGGAGATCGTGGCCTGATGGCGCTGTATAAGGACGCCTCCGGGCAACTGGTCATCGCCGCCTCGCTGCCGCCGGGCGGCGCGAGCGTAGCGCCCGCCGCCTCCGGCAATCTGGCCGACGTCGCGCCCTGGCTGCGCGGATTGGATTCGGGCGGCGGCACGGACTGGCATCCCGCCAATTATTACGGCGCCGGCGGCGAGGCGGTCGGCACGCTCTCTGGGTATCTGACGAAGGGCGCGGTGGTGCTGCCGGCGGACGAGAATGGCGTGGTCACCGACTTTATCGCGGCCTCCGGCCATTTCATCGTGCACAAGGACGGCGTCGACATTACATCGAGCTGCGTGTTTGCCGCGTCCGGCGCGGTCAACATGACCGCCAACATCGACGCCGGCGGCGCGTATATTGCCACGGCGCTGAGCGGCGATATCGGCACGATCCTGTTTACGGCGTCCTACATGGACCGCTCGATCGGCCTGGAATTTTCCGTAACCAAGGCGTCGGCAGGTCTCGACGGCCAGGCCTATCTGGTCATCGTCGAATCGACCAACGGCACCGAGTTTCGGGTCGGCCAGAGCACCACCACGCTGATCAAGGCGCATGTGTTCAAAAACGGGGTGGAGATCACCGATAGCCTGCCGGAATCGATGTTTCGCTGGCGGCGGGTGTCGATGATTCCGCAGCCGTATCCGAACGATGATAATACATGGAATACCCTGTATATGCAGGGCTACAAGCAGGTGGCCGTCAACGTCGACGACGTGGCGTCACAGGCCAGTTTTTTTTGCGATATTTTAATCACTTAACAGGAAAACACGCATGGCTACTTTAGTCTCAACCGGTCAAATTACGATCGTCGACAACAACGACGCGCGCTCGATTACCGCCTTTTTGACCTCCTCCGCGGGGACGCAGCAGGTCTACTCGAAGGACGAGTCCTCAGTCGCTTATACACCAAGCTGGTTCACCGCAGCGCTCACGCTGACCGCCAAGGTCTATGTCGGCGGGCTGTCGGAGGCGCAATCCTGGGCCGGACTGACCAACAAGAAGTTCGCGCTGACGCAGGGAGGGGCTGCCTTGACCTCCGCCAGCACCTCCACCAGTTTCGTGAACAATGCCGACGCGGCGGTCAGCACGCCGTTTACCGTCACGCACGCGGCCGACGGCTCTTCGTCGCCTTCGACCTTCGCGATCGCCGGAAACCTGAAGGATACCGTCGCCTCCTTCGTGGTGTTCTTCGAGGCGGATTTCACCGATCCGATCACCGGTCTGGTGACGCACGTCGTCGCGCAAATCACGCTGAATACCGTCAAGACCGGCAGCAATGCGGTCTTCATCACGACCCGCGGCTCCAACGTGATCCAGGGCGCAACCGGCACCGTCAAGAACGTGATCGCCATTGCGGCGGATCTGGTCCGCGCCGGCGGCATCATCGATACCAGCGGTTTGACCTATAAATGGTATCAGGCTGGCGGCAGCACGCAAATCTCGACCTCGGTGTCCGGCTATGCGACAAAATTCGGCCTGAAGACGACTACGTCCGGCACCAGCCCCACGGGTGCCAATTCCGATCTTGGCACCAACGTGCCGGCGTCGGGCTCTGGTAACGCCTACAACACGCTGGTCATCAGCGAGGATGCGGTGGTCGATATCGGCATTTTCAAGGTCGACATCACCGACGCGGACAGCAAAACGTATAGCCAATATTTCACCGTTTTCGATTCGTCAGATCCTTACGATGTCAGAATCAATTCGTCGGCTGGCGACAAACTGCAAAACGGCATCGGCTCGACCAATCTGACACCGCAAGTCTTTTACGGCGCCAATCAGGTCGCGGATCTGACCGGCTGGAGCTTCACCTGGTATTTTTACGACCGTAACGGCAAGCGCGGCGCGTTTGTGGATACCGCCAAAATCTCGGCCGCGGGCGGCGCGAATATCACCGCGAATACCACCGGCGCGAGCGCCCAGTTCACCTACGACGGCGCTTCCTACGCCTTCACCGCAGGGATGATCATCAAGTGCGTGAAGCCGAACGGCCAGGCGTCGTTCTACGAAGTCGCCAGCGCCGGCACCAACACCGTGACCATTCGCGCGCCGAGCACGAATACTTGGCTGACGTTTACCGACTTCCCGGCGCCTTCGGCCTCTACCGATTTCGTGGGCGGTAAGATTTTCGGCTGCACCACCGGCGGTTCACGCACCAGCTCGGGCGCGGCGGCGATCACCGTCACCGGCGACGAGATCGACGTGAAGGGCAGCATCTACTGCGAAGCCAATAGACCGTAATCCATGCAGCTAGTCTCGACCGGGGTCATCACGATTGTGGACGTGAACGACGGAGTCAGCGTTTACGCGGCATCCGTCTACCTCCAGCAGCTGACGCAGCCGGCGACGCCCGCGGGCGGGTCTTTCGACTTCGCGACCGGCGCGCTGACGCCGCCCGCTGGCTGGAGCGCGACACAGCCGTCGACCACGACGTCGGCGACCTGGATGGCCATCTATTTGTTCAAAGCGCCGACACCGAACGCGACCATCACGGCCGGCACCTGGTCGGTGCCGGTCATTGTCGCGGTCACCGGCGCGCCCGGCAATTCGGCGAGGCGCTGTTATTGCAAGTCCGCGCTGGCCTCGCTGGCATCGACGCCGGCGACAATCGCAACCGGAGGTGCGTCATCGTTCCCTCCGAACGATTCATGGGGGACCGGCACGGTTTGGCAGGCGACCCCGCCGGCGCTCGCGGCCAGCGAACTGCTGTATCAGTCGGACGGCGTGTATGAGGTGGCGACCGGCAATACGGTGTGGAATGTGCCTTATCTGTCCAGCATGAAAGTCGGCAGCTTGTCTGCGATCACGACCGAGACCGGAGCACTGACCATCGGGGCTGGTGGCCACATCAAGAGCGGTCAGACCGCGTTCGATACCGGAACGGGGTTCTGGATAGAAGGCGGGGCGACGCCCAAGATGTCGCTCGGCAGCTCGGACAATGGAATCACATGGGATGGCAACACATTTACCATTCGCGGTAACGCTATCATTGGCACAGGTAACCTGGCTCTTGATTCCGCAACAAAGGGGAAAAGCGTTTCACTTACGCCAACATCGATACCAACGGGGTCAGTTACGACAGCCGTTGACGGCACTGTGGATTTCGATGCCGCGCCCGAAGCGTCGGACAGGGGGACCTTCGTGTTTCTTTTTGATCTGTATCTTGAGCCGAATACATCCTCTGGCATCAAATGGCATATCGAAGCGCAGCGCTCACTAGATGGCGGTGGGTCGTGGGCAAATACCACAATTTCATGGGATGTAAAGCTGCCATCTGACGCGAGCGGAGATTTTCAGGACGTTGCGATGATTGGCTACTATGCCGCAATGGCAGGAATAAACGCCAGCGCGGTGAAATTCAGAATTCGGGCATCACATAGCTCTGGGTCAACGAGGGACGTCGGGGCAACAGGCGCGACGTGTCAATTAACCATATTGGAGATGAAAAGGTAATGTCTTTTATTTGCTACGAAAAAACTACCGGCAAGATTATCTCGTTTTCGCAGGACAGTGACGCCTCCGCCGAGGCATATAAATCGGATACGGTTGAAATTATGATCGTCGGGGATGAGGTGCGAAACCAAATGCACCTGCTGTATGTGGTGGGCGGGGAGTTAATCAGTAGACCGCAGCACCCATGCCAAATCGACAAAACGACGATAGCGGCCGATGGCTCTGATGCCGTCACGCTGTCAGGCGTTTTGCAAAATTCGACAATCACCATCAGTAACATTGACACAGATGAGGAAATCGGTGGACAAATCAGCGGGACGGATACATTCAAAACCGTTATTGCCGGTAGGTATAAGCTTAAACTGAAGTGTTGGCCCTATCTGGATCGCGAGGAGATCATCAATGCCATTTGAAATCACAAGACCGATAGAAACGCTCAGGGCGCAGGCGATAGCGCGCATCAATGCCAAAGCCGGCGAAATCATCACGGCCAGGCTGCCGCAGTATAAGCAGGCGAATTTAACCGCAAGAGCGGTTGAACTTAATCATAGAGCTACAGATCTTTGGACGCCTGAAGAGCGCGCAGAGTGGGCTGCGATTCAGGCGGAATGGGAGTGGATCCAGTCGATACGGGCAAATTCGAACGCGGCTGTCGATAACGTCAACGCAGCCGTATCGCCGTCCCAGATCAGGACCGCCGAGCATGATTTTATCGGCAAGGAGAAGAAATGAGTCTACAGGCGTCAAAACTAAGACCGGCTTATGATGCCATCAAAACGCTGGTCAATATATCAGGTTCTCAGGGGCTATTATTCGACGCGGCCGGTGGTGCCCTGAGGAATGGGCGAACTTCGACGGCGACGATCAAAGATTTCGAAGGCATTATCCGGAATTGTAAAGTCGGCGAGATTCGTTACGCGAATGCGCGACGGGTCGAAAACCTGTTCAATAACTCAGCCCTTGCCGGAACAGTAGGCGCTTTGCCTACTGACTGGGCAGTAACTGGTATCGATAATACCAATAAGGTGTCATCGGAACCCGGGGTGGTCAATTTCCGTAGAATCCAAGGCGGTTATTGCGGGATGCAACAGTCTAACCGTCTGGTTATTGGCAGAACATATCGTGTGCGCGTTGGCATAAGGCGCGTGAGCGGTGTGACGTCGAATGATTTGAGTCTGTATCTGGCCACCGATCCTGGCACTAACACAATTGCCTCCGCCACGACGATAGGAGCGCAAGCAGTTGGCGAGTGGGTGCATTACTCTCTTTTATTTACCGCCTCCACGGCGAGTATTTCTCTGGTGAGCGTAACTGGAGCGACTGGCCAGGGTTATGATCTAACCATGCCTCTTCTGGAAGATGTTTCGAGTCAAGCGAACCAAAGTCCTTCTCGCTACATTGATTCCGCCACAATTTATAATGCGGGTGTTCCGGGTGTCAAATACTTTTATAGTGTCAACGGAAACACAATGGTTGGCAATGTAATCACCGAGGCCGATGGTGCTTTTCTCAATCCGATGCCGGCCATATTGCACGAAGGGGAGTCGACGAATTTGCTACCCTACAGCACAGACTTTAGTAACGCTGGTTGGTCCTATGTGCAAGGTGTCGCGCTGACAAACTCCACCAGTCAAAACTCTATGGGTGGCAATACCGCCGCGCTAATTACAGTTGGAGCTGCATCATCGACTCATGCTTTTGTGGGTCCGTTCATGAATTTTGTGGCTGGAGTGGTCTACACGCTGTCCATTTCAATAAAGCCAAACACATACGATCTAATTCAGGTAGCCGGCACAAGCAACGCCTTTGGGTCAGGTCAGTATGTTAATTTCCGTCTGAGCGGCGACGGCACCATAACTGCCTCATCGGGGGTGCTTAACGCCACTATCACGCCAGAAGGGTTTGGATATTACAGATGCACGGTGACGGTGACGGCAACCATAACGGCTTCGGTGCCGGGAATTGCCGTTATATTCATAGACAGCCCCACCTCTAGCAGAGCACCGGCATACGTAGGGAACGGGGTGGATAGCTTATACTTTTGCAATCCACAGACCGAAATTGGCAATTACGCCACATCTTACATCCCAACAAAAACGACCGCCGTCACCAGAGCGGCAGATAACATCAAATTGCCCTATGTCCCGGATGGCAATCTGCTGGATCAGTCCGGATTTATCTTGATGAAGTTCGTCTATGGTGTCGGGCCGTCAGATAACGATCAAAACAAAGGGATATTCACCACCGATGGAAGCGGGCCAATCTACAAATTCGGCACATCCGGAGGCACTGTCTCGTATAAAGATAAGAGTAACAACGGCAATGTTCCCTGGTCGATCATCCCACCTCGCGACTCGACGCTGCTGATCGCACTGATCTGGTCGTTGCGGGACGGCTTTACGATGTCGGCCTCCGTAGATGGCGGAGTGTGGCAGCATGATACGACGCAACCGTTTAACGGGATGCCGCCGGGCAGCTTCCTTGAGCTCTTCAAAGACTCCGGATTCACCCATCAGCTGCAAATGCTGAAAGTATTTTCAGGCCTGCCGGGGAAAACCCTGCAAAACGCAAAAACATGGATCGAAACCAACGCCTTCGCACAAGTGCAATGATGAACGAAAACATAACCGACTACATTTTGAATATCCCGGATGCGACAGAACTCTCATCGATGCCGCCGGCGTTGCAGAGCCAAATCCGCGCCCTCGATGCGCAGTGGCCCTCATTCCCGCTGCTGAATACCCATGCCGTCGATGGGCGCAAGCTGATTCATGCGCGCTTGGCCGAACGGCTGACCGAAGCCGAGCTGGAGGGACTGTTTGCCGAGCACGGCCTGGACTGGCAGGTCTGGTTTATCCGCAGCGCGTATTCTATCAATCCGGTGATCACCTGCCAGAATGCGTTCGGTGAAAACATCATCGGCATGGAATATCTGACGATCAAGCCGATCGACAAGGCCGCGCTGCTGCCCTTCATGAATGAGATGACGGTCGAGCGCGCGCCAACAATGGATGATGTGATCCATTTGCCAATGTATGCCGGTACCGACCCGGTGGCGGTGTAATCAGGTTTATTCGGGCGGCATCTAATGCGGCGGCCGAGTTTCAGATAGAGCAATTATGTTGCACTATGAGAAAATCAAAGAGAAGCCATTTATCGCGCAATTTGTTGCTCATTTATCGCGCGCGGCTTCACAATACGTAACATTAAATTCATTAAGCCGGGAATAATTAAACTATGTTATTTAACGCAGTCCAAATAAGTCAAATCACGCATCTCCATGAAAAAATAGGGAACTTGCATGATAGGCGGGAGACGGA